TAACGCACACAGACCATCGTGAATTTGACAACATCCCCAATGAAACAGAACTTGCAAACCTCCAACGTCTTGCAGAATTTCTTGAACAAGTCAAAACAATACTTGGAGGAAAGCCCATCATGGTCAATTCAGCTTTCCGATCAAAACAAGTCAATGATGCTGTGGGCAGCAAAGACACTTCTCAGCATCGTATCGGCTGCGCTGCTGATATTCGTGTACCCGCTATGACGCCAGATGAGGTTGTCAAGGCCATTATTGCCAGTGACTTGGGTTATGATCAAGTGATCCGTGAGTTTGACCGGTGGACCCACATCAGCATACCTAACGTAGCCGGTGCCGCGCCACGCAAGAGTAAGCTGATTATTGACAAGGCTGGCACACGCCTTTACGCTTAAGGACGCGGGGCGTTCTTAGGCGTTTCCACGCACATATACACTGCTGCATACTGACCTCGGCTTGGCCCTGTCCAACGGTCAATGTACACACCGCAAACGGTCTTTAGCGTCTTGCAAATGGTTTTGGTGGTTGCTCCAAAATGTTCGGCAAGCTGATTAACAGTTAGACCATCTTCAGACGCCAGCAACAGTTCACGAATTGCGTGGTGCCTAGATTTCATGTTTTTTCCTTGATGTCGTAAAACCAATCATCCCCTGCTGACCACTTGCGTGTGCCGTCAACGGTATAAAAATCTTTAGCTGCCTGAAAGTCAGGAAACTTTGTTTCGGCAGGGATAAGGCTCTGGTCATACCACAGGCATCGGTTGTTAGGCTGGCAAGCAAACTGGCCGTTGTCCAACATAATCCAATTGAATGACTTATGTTCCTCGGCCTGCTCGGTAAAGCCGGTGTCTAGCGTCATTTCATCAGCGCAAAAATCCACGGTAAACAAGTAGCGCCCAAAGTGCCACTCTTTATCTTTGCCCAAAAACTTCACGCCCAGGTTACGCAGGCCAATCTTTTCAATAATGGTAAAGCGGTAACCCATGCAATCCCAAAGCTGGAGCGTGTCTATGGGCAAGTCACCATGCTCTGCTTTCCAAACGTAGGCGTGGATCGGCAGCTTGTCGTACAGAGCGCCGTAAGCAGGCAGCAATGACTCAATGCGAAATACTTGGCCGCGCAAAGCCTTAAGGCTGACCCAGATTGCAAGCTCAAGTTCGCCGTGGCCTTTGGTGTGGTTATACAAAAACTCACGGCGTACAAAGCATTTCAGGGGCGGCAGTGAAGCAACGATGTAACTCATAGTTGTTCCTTCAACCAAATTAAAAAACTGTCCTTGGTGTCGTTCTCCCAAGGCATCTCTTTGATCTTGTTTGCAATTTCTTCAAACGCTTTTGTGCGGCCATTTGCAAAATCAGTCCAATCGGGCAAGAACCCTTGGGTGTCATCGTCATCTTCTATTTGCCTCTTACGCCATCCACTCATACGCGCCCCCTTGGAGTGGCCAGAAGCCATTTGTCGCCAAGGAATCGAATGATTCGCACCCACTGGCGCTGGTAATCGCGTTGACCTGGGTACAGGCTACGCACTTGGGTTAATCTTGCTGTGTTCATTTGGTTGCTTCCTTGAGTAGTTCTACGCGTTCACGGGCGACGCGCAGTGTGTTATAGCGCTGGTGCAAACGCTCCAGCACAGTCACGCGCTTACCCGTAACGCGTTCTTCGTTCAACAATGACAAGACTTGTTCCTCAGTCTTTAAACTCAAGTCACTGTTTAGTTTTCGCCATGAAATCATTGATCTGCCCTTCTAATTTTTGTACTTCAGCGTCCGTCCGCATGTAACTGCGTACCGCCGCGTTCATCTGCCGTTCTTTGTGCTTGGCTTCTGACCTTGCGGCCTTCAGTTTGGCTTTCCATTGATCTATACGTTTCATTTAAGTGCCTCCAGTGCAATTTCCGACACGGCCTGCTTGGTGTGCAGCGCCGCCCAAATTTTTTCATCTACAGTTTTCTCAGTCATCAGGACATAGACCCACACGTCATGGCGCTGGCCGCTTCTGTGGATTCGCCCAACTGTCTGCTCGAACAACTCAAGACTCCACGGCAAGGACAGAAAAACCATGTGCTGTCCTCCGTGTTGTAAGTTAAGGCCGTGACCTGCGGATTTTGGATGCACGGCAAGGATTCGTATTTCACCCCGATTCCATCGAGCGATTGCATCATCATCGTCAAGCGTTGTAATTCTGAATCGCCGTTTGAGTTCGGCAAGTTCTTCTTTGTAGGTGTAAGCAATGATGGTGTTTGCATGTTGGTTTTCCTCTAAAAGTTCTTCTAACCGATCAAATTTGTGGGGGCTGTACCACACTGGCGTTTGTGTTATCGTAAACTTACCAGGCACATCGGAGGCTTCACTGTTGGTGTCGTAAACGAATCCCGACGCCAATTGCTGCAATTTGCCGGTAACCACGCCAGCGTTAACCGCCGTGATCGTGTCTAGCACAAACTCTTTCTTTAGTTTGTTGTACGGCGTCAAGTCCATCTTGCACATCACCTCAACGTGATGGCAGGGCGGCAGTTTGTCTTTGTACTCGCCAGGCTCCAACACATACGTCGCCGGTTTGATTTTCTGCATGACCTTATCAAGCGCGCCGACACGCGGTGCCCACTCGCCAAACTCGGGGTTGAGCAACACAAAATACTGTTGCATAAACGCGCCTTTGGACCGGCCCAACAGGTCTTGGTTAACGATCTTGCACTGACCAAACACATCTTCCAAGCCGTTGCTGGTGAACGATCCGGTCAAACCCCAGCGAACGCGCATGGGTTCCATGACTTTTAAAAGCGCTTTAAAGCGTGTGCCTGACGGGTTCTTCAGGCGCGTCAACTCATCAAACACAATGCCGTCAAAGTTCAGCTTCTGCAAAGCCAGCCATTGGATGTTGTCGTAGTTGGTCACGACCACTTGGGCGTTGGATCGAAGCCCCGCCAGCCGCTGTTTAGGCGTGCCCACAGCCACGGCCAACGACAGGAACGGTGCCCACTTAGGCTGCTCGACTGGCCACACGTCGGTGCAAACCCGCTTGGGTGCCAGCACAAGGAAGCGCTTAACGTGTTGATCGCGCAACATCTCCCACATGCCTGTCAGTGTGATGGCGGTCTTGCCTGCACCCACTGGCGCAAGCACCATTGCACGGTCATGCTCGTAAATGAAGTCAGCCGCCAACTCTTGATACGGTCGCAACGAAACCATCTATTTGTTCCTTAGTCCATAAACATGCGTAGTTTTGACGCAACACTGCCATATCACTGGCAAACATTTTTTGTAGCGGCGACAGCCTGCCACCTTTGGTTTTCAACTCCACAAACCACGTCTGCCCGTCGGGCAGGCAAGCAATCCGGTCGGCCACGCCTTTGCGCCCTGGCGACGTGAACTTCCACGTCTTACCACCTGCACGCTCGACAGCCCAAACAAAGTGCCGTTCAACTTCTGATTCTTTCATGCCCGAATAATACATGAAAAAAAGTTTTGTACAACAATTATTTTATGTGTTAAGATGGCATCACCCACTTTTGGGTAGCAACTACAGGACAGTAAAATGGACACCAGAATTGAAACAGACGGCGCAAGCGTCACCGTTAGCGAATACGATGACGGCGTATGGATTAGCGTCAATCGCCATTGCGCGTACACCAGCGCAGGTCTCACCCGAGCGCAAGCAATCAAACTGCGCGACGGCATTAACACTCTTTTGGAGACAGCAGATGCAACACAGTAACATCGTCGGCGGCTCGACCGCCAAGCGCGTCATCAACTGCCCTGGCTCCGTGGTCTTGGTGCAGAAGATGCCTCCCAAGCCCTCCAGCGAACACGCAGACCGTGGCACATTGCTGCACAACGCCATCAGCGCTATTCTTGAGGACATGAACGTCGATGTGATCGGCACGACTTACGAAGGCCAAGTGCTGACGCAAGATTTGTATGATGAGAAGATCGTGTCCGCACTTTCTTTACTGGACGAAGTTGACCCCAACAAAGAGATGATGTATGAAGTGGAGACTCGCGTTGGTTTTGGCAATCTCTTGCCTAACGTCTTTGGTTCTACTGACCTTGTTGGTAGGATTGGTGATCGCGCTATCGTCTTGGATTGGAAATTTGGCGACGGTGTTGTGGTTGATGCTGTAGAGAACGAACAACTGATGTTCTACGCGGCTGCGGCTATGCGTACCGACGCCGCCAAGTGGGCGTTTGAGGGCGCAACCGAGATTGAGTGCATCATCATCCAGCCGCCCATGATTAAGCGTTGGGTGACCACCAAGGAACGCATCGCGCAGTTTGAGCGTGATCTGGTCAAGGCCGTGCAAGTCGCACAGTTGCCTGACGCCAAACTGGCCACTGGTGACCACTGCCGTTGGTGCGCGGCCAAGCCGGTTTGCCCACAGATGACGGGCGCTGTAGACCGCGCACTGCAAACGCAATTGAAAGAGTTAGATATTACAATGCTCAGTCAGTATCTCAAAAATGCTGAGATGATTGAAAGCTGGATCAAAGACCTGCGCGATCTGGCGGTTCAGTTGTTAGAGAAGTCGATGCCTGTACCTGGTTACAAACTGGTCGCCAAGCGCGGTACAAGACAATGGGTCAGCGATGATGAAGCCGCCGTGGTTTTAGGCGTCGCAGGTATTGACCCGTACAAAGAACGTGAAGTGATTTCGCCAGCAGCCGCTGAGAAATTACTCAAAAAGAGCAAGTTGACATTGCCACCCGAACTTGTGGTGTCAGTGTCTTCAGGCACAACATTGGCAAGCGAGGATGACCCCCGCCCAGCAGTGTTGCAGTTGAGTGGCCTGACGGCTGCTCTTTCTAAAATCCAATGAAAGTTAAAAATGCAATTGACTACTTTTTCTTCGGCAAATCTGCCAGCAGTTTCTTCTTTGTCTACATCGCTTCGCGCTCTTGAAAAAGACGTAGGCCCAGCCGGTAACGTCATCCTGAAAATGGACAAGACAGGCCATTGGGTCTTTGGTGCGGATCAGACAGAAGTTGAGGCCGAGTCCCTTTGGGCGATCAACCCTTTCTCTTTTATCCACGGCTTTATTGCTTGGGGTGACGGCGAAGTGTTGGGTGAAAAGATGGTGGGCGTCGCTGAACCGCTGCCTGAACTTGAAGCCGCGCACAAGGACGCCAAGCGTGGCTGGGAGACTCAGATCGGGATGTCTTTGAAATGCACCACAGGCGAAGACAAGGACATGGAAGCGCGCTTTACAACCACTTCGGTGGGCGGTAAAAAAGCGGTTCAGGCGTTAGGTGTGGCTATTGCTACGCAAGTAGATAAAGACCAAGCCAAGCCTGTTGCTATTGTGAAACTCAAAAAGGATCACTATCAGCACAAGTCCTACGGCAAAATCTACACGCCAGTGTTTGAGATTGTTGAGTGGGTTGGCCTTGATGGTGCGCCAGTCGAGGAAGCCGAGCCAGAAGCACCCGCTGCTGGCCGTCGTCGTCGGTCTGTTTGATGACTCTTTGGGTTGACTTTGAAACCCGTAGCGCCTGCGACCTAAAAACCGCAGGCGTTTACAACTACGCGCAACACGCCAGCACTGAGGTGCTGTGTATGTCTTACGCCTTTGACGATGAAGAAGTGCAGACTTGGGTAAGTGGCCCACTACCTGACTTCACCGGTCACATGATCTACGCCCACAACGCGGCGTTTGAGCGTTTGATGTTCTGGTATGTTCTCCAGCAGAACTACCCTCTTGAATCCTTTTACTGCACGGCGACCCAAGCCCGTGCCAACTGCGCGCCTGGTGGCCTAGAAGACGTGGGGCGCTTTGCTGGCGCGGCCATGAAAAAAGACCACCGTGGTGCCCAATTGATTCGCTTGTTAAGCATACCCAAGGCCGACGGTAGCTTCAACAACGACCCGACCCTGATGGCCGAGATGGTCGCCTACTGCGAACAAGACGTGCGTGCCATGCGTGCGGTCAGCAAAGCCATGCGGCCACTGTCAGCAGATGAGTTGGCCGACTACCACGTCAACGAGCGCATTAACGACCGTGGCCTGATGGTGGACGTGCCCCTGTGCCGAGCCGCCGTCAAGTACGCTGGCGCTGAGATGGACGAAATCCAGAAGATCGTGGCCGAAGTGACCGAAGGCCAGATTACTTCAGTCAGGAGTCCCAAGATGCGCGAGTGGGTGCTGGATCGCGTCGGCCCTGAAGCCAAGAAGTTGATGTGGACGGGCGAGAAGTATTCCATAGACAAAAACGTGCGAGCGAATCTGCTTGCGATGGAGAACCATGATGAAGTCCCGCCCGATGTGGCCGAAGTTATACAGTGCGCCGACGACCTCTGGGCGTCGAGTGTTGCGAAGTTCAGCCGCCTTGCAAGTTTGGCAGACGAGGAAGATGCCCGAGTTAGAGGTGCCTTTGTTTTTGCTGGAGGCAGTGCAACAGGGCGCGCTTCGTCCTATGGCGCTCAAGTCCATAATCTCCCGCGTAAAAGCGCTAAAGACCCCGAATCCGTCCGCACAGCAATGGTTCGAGGCCATGAGATCGTGCCACGATTCGAACAACGCATTACAGACGTTCTAAAGAAGATGCTTCGCCCTGCCATCGTGGCAGCGCCTGGCAACGTCTTGATCGCCTACGACTGGTCGGCCATCGAAGGCCGCGCGCATCCGTGGCTGTCCAACTGCCCAGCGGGTGAGATCAAACTGGATGTGTTCCGGTCGGGTCTTGACCCGTACAAGGTCAACGCTACGGCGACGTTCCGTGTGGCCTATGACGATGTGACGGGCGACCAGCGGCAAGTGGGCAAGGTGCAAGAGTTAGCGCTGGGCTTTCTGGGAGGGGCTGGCGCGTTTGAAGTGTTCGGGCGCGTCTACGGTATCCACCTGTCCACGGGCGAGGTTGCACGGGCGGTTGAGGGCTGGCGTAGGGCAAACCCTTGGGCTATGCACCACGGCACGCAACTGGAAGGCGCGTACCTGCGCGCTATGAGAAACAAAGGGCATGAATTTGCTGCGGGAAGAATTGTGTACTTGTTTGATGGCCAGACTCTTTGGTACAGTCTTCCTTCTGGTCGGGTATTGTGCTACCCCAACGCCAAATTCGACGAAGAAGGCAACGTGACATACACCAAAGCAGCTTGGAAGCCTGCCGCCGACGCGACAGAGTGGCCTCGCGCCCGTCTGTGGCGTGGGCTGGCTTGTGAGAATGTCGTGCAAGCGACCGCCAATGACATCCTACGCTACGCCCTGCGCCAACTGGACGGTGTGATCGCACACGTCCATGATGAAATCGTCGTCGAGTGCCCAGAATCTGAGGCAGAATCGACAGCCGCACATATTCACAAGATCATGTGTACGCCGCCTGCGTGGGCGAGTGGCCTGCCGTTGGCGGCTGAAGGTGTGACGACAAAGCGATACTCGTAAAAAGAAAGCCCCCGTGGATAAGACGGGGGCTAAACACTCAACAAGGAGAACGAACCGTGTTAGATTTTCTCACAAAATTAGCGCCAGAGGGCGAAACTTTTTTAATTGTGCGGCAAAAGCCACAACTAAAAGAGGGCGAGTATCAGTACCACGCCGACGGTGCGATCAAGTGTACGTGGCCTGCCATGCTACCCGACGCCAAGATTAAAGACGATTGGGCGATCTACGGCAACACCGCGTCGTTCATCGTTGACCGTTTCAGAGATGGCCACGTTAGCGCCAGCGCTGCCAACTGCGAGTACGTCCTTGTGATGGTCTTGGACGACGTGGGCACCAAAGCCACCGTACCGCCATTAGAGCCGACTTGGAAGATGGAAACGTCCGAAGGTTCGTTTCAGTGGGGTTACGTCTTTAATGAGCAGCCGACCAAGGCCGACTTCAGCGCCGCCATCATTGCAATTGCCGAAGCAGGGTACACCGACAAGGGCGCGATCAACGCCGTGCGTAATTTTCGTCTACCTGGCAGCGTCAACATCAAGCCCGACCGCAACGCTTTTAAGTCTGTTTTGCGTGAGTTTCATCCAGAGCGTGACTTTTCATTAGAGCAAATCTGCGAAGCCCTGAACGTAACGCCTGCCGCGTCGGTGGATGCCTACAAGCCGATCCGCATCTCAGATGACGGCACCGATGACGTGATGGTCTGGTTGTCTGAGCAGGGTCTGCTTTTATCCCGCCCAAATCAAGAGGGCTGGGCTGGCGTGATTTGCCCCAACAGCGCGTCACACACCGACGGTAACCCCGAAGGCCGATATATGCCTGCGAACCGTGCGTATACCTGCCTGCACAGCCATTGCATTGACTTCGGCAGCCGCGCTTATCTGGATTGGGTTGCTGACAACGGTGGGCCAAAACACACACCTGGCCTGCGTGAGGAACTGCTTGCGGCTGTGATGGGCGCGGCGGTCAATAAAATCCAACCTACCGAAGCGTTCCCCGACGCGGCGGCGGCTGTGATCGCAGAGGTCGAGCGCAAAGAACTGCAACGGGTTGAGAAAGAAGGCTGGTACGAACGTTTCGCTTACCTGCAAGATGATGACGCTTTCTTTGACCTGATCGAACGCCATGAGGTGTCCCGCGCGTCGTTCAACGCCATCTTTCGCCATATCGCCTGCAACAGTTTGCATGGCAAGCGCCCTAAGATTGAGGCAGGCACCTGTTACGACGAAAACCGCCAAAAGAAAGGCGCGCGTATCCTGAAGGGTGTCACCTACGCAGCAGGTGAATCTATCCTATGCTCGCGTGACGGCATTGTCTACGGTAACCGCTGGCGCGATGCGCGTCCGGTGGCAGTGGCAGGCAATATTAAGCCTTGGCTAGATCACGTCGAGCGCATGGTGCCTGACGAAAAAGAGCGCGCGCACGTCCTTGACGTGATGGCGTTCAAATTGCAGAAGCCCCATATCAAGATCAACCACGCCGTCTTACATGGGGGAAACCCTGGCAGCGGTAAAGACACCATGTGGGCACCGTTCTTCTGGTCAATCGGTGGCAAAGCCTTGCGGAACGTGTCCCTAGTGCGTAACGAGGAGATCACGTCCCAATGGGGCTACGCCTTGGAGACTGAAGTTCTGGTCGTCAATGAATTGCGCCAGAACGAGGCGAGGGACAGACGGGCGTTAGAGAACACAATGAAGCCCCTAATCGCCGCGCCGCCTGAGTTCCTGTCGGTGCAGCGCAAAGGTCTTGCGCCTTACGATCTTGTCAACCGTCTGCAAATCATCGCGTTCTCGAATGAGCGCGTTGCCATCAACCTCCCGTCTGATGATCGCAGGTGGTTTGTCATCTGGTCGGACGCCCCCCGCATGAATGACGCAGACGGCGCGAAAATATGGGCGTGGCTTGAGTCCGGCGGTAAGAGCGCAGTCGCCGCGTGGCTTCACGCCCGTGACGTTGCCGCCTTCGCGCCTGGCGCCACGCCCATGCTGACAGAGGCCAAGGCCATTATGGTTGAGGCCGGTATGAGTGGCGCGGAATCCTTTTTAGTCGATCTCATGCGGAACCGTCTGGGTGAGTTTTCCAAAGGCGTTGTCGGTGCCCCTTGGCACGCCCTCTGCGACCGTTTGCAGGGGTCGGTGCAGGGTTCGGTGCGAATTGTGCAGCCTGCCCTTCTACACGCCTTAAAAGAAGCCGGATGGGTCGATATGGGGCGTCTGAAGTCCCGCCGCTTTGACAACAAGAAACACATCTTCGCCGCGCCAGACATGGCGACAATGCCAAAGTCCGACCTTCGGGACATGGTCGAGACCGCGCCGCCCTTGTCTGTGCGTCTGGTGAAATGAAGAAAGCCCCGTGAGGGGCTTTTTTTATAGGTCTAAAACTGCCGCAAGTAGGGCGGCGAGAAGTAAGGCGAGCGCAACAGTCATAATTCACCTATTGCGTGGTCAGTCATGCCGCCGTTGCCTGTACCCAGTTTTTCATACGCGCGCATGGCTTCCTCGTAGGTGGGATATGTGCCGACAATCGCGTCTGTTTCTTTGTTGAATATTGCGTAGGTCATAGGAGGCGGCTTGCGTTTATGGTTTGATTCGCTATTGTTTGCGGGTCGCCGTTTTCAATCGCTTGTATCAAGTCAGAAAGCGCGCCCCGTAATTGCGCGGTGGTGCGTTGAAGGTCGTCAATCGTGCCAAACAGTTCGGCGGTGTTGGTAAAGCCTTCAGCGTGTGCGAGGCGTTCGCGTTCTTCATAAGTGAGTCTGTTTAGCATGGTGCGACCTCCTCGATTGATTCCATAAACCAATCAGCGCTTTTATAGTCGCCGTTGCCTAATTCCTTCCACGCCGCGTCCTCTGCTTCGTCTTGGGTTTCCGCGTCCACCGTCACATTGACATAAGAAACGCGCTTCAGTTCAATTTGGTAAGTTTTCATAGTTTGCTCCATTGGTTAGACATAGCATCTGCGATGCCTTGATAAGTTTCGCTTCTGATTTTCCATCTGTCCGCGCTTGGCGGCAGTTTGTTCTGTCCTGAGTCCGTCTGATTGCCCCACCTTTTGCGCCCATCGACCAGACGCGGGGCGATGTGCTTGGTCGGCGTTAGAGGCGGTAAACCCTTCAGCCAAAGACAAGTCGCCTTACTCGCGTTATGCCCAAACTGGTGGGGCTGAATCGTCTGGTCGGGTTTCCTAATGCGCGTACTGATGCACCCGATGGGATTTTCCAAGGCAATACGGGCGATGGGCGCGTCCAGTAGCTGACGCACAAAGTCGAGCGCGCCCTCAGTCTGTTGCGCCCTCTCCGGTCTGCGCTTGTTCCAATGCAAGCCACTGGCGCAAAGGAACGTACACGGCGGGTGGGCAATCATCAAATCCCACCCATGATCGAGGATGTCCAAGACATCGCATTGGTAGTGATCGCCCAAGGGCGACTCACTTGGCAGAATGTCGCACGATGCGGCGTAGTGCCCTGCGCGTCTAAACGCATCCCGCACTACGCCGCTGTACTCACAAGCGACTAAGACACGCATGGGTATAACTCCATAAGCAAAGAGGCGACCTCAGTGGTCGTCATGTTGTCAAATTCGCGCAGGTCGCCCGTGGCGGCTTTGACTGCCTCCAGTGAGGCCACTCCAAGGCGATGCAATTCAATCAGTTCATGTTGGATGTCGTTCATGTTGTACCCCTTAACGTAATTCACGGGCGGGGATGTATCCATGCTCTTGCATGAATTCATCAACGGTTAAATATCGGGCGCGGTAACTGTCGCCAAACTTGGTAAAACAAGCGTAAACCGCGCGCCCGTCTGCGTTGTGGTGGTCAGCCTCCCCGACTAAAAAGTTGCGCCCTATCATCTTTTCAGGGGGCAACACTTCCAACATATCCCAATACATTTTTTCAGTGGTCGGTATCCAAGCATCTGGTGTGGTTTTCATGGCGTCCCAAAGGGGTGCCCATTCAAGGGTTGTTTCAGTCATGGTGTGCTTTCAGAATGTGAGGATGTCAAAATAAGCCAAGGCGCAGATAGTCAAGGCGGCGGCGTAGGCAAGGACTGCGAGGATGTCCATCGCCGCCGCGCGGCGTTTTTCGAGGGCTTCTTGCGTGGGTTTGTATGTGTAGCGGTGCATGGTTTATTCTCCTTCGGTTGTAATCTCTAGCGGGGTGTTTTCAGTCACTTCAATACGCAAGTACCGCGCACCCTCAAAGATTTCTATTACTTCGTATTCAACCCCCGCATCATCGAGCAAGGTATACAGTTCTGTTGGTGTCATTTCATCGCTCCATTTATACAAATCTGTTGGTGTCATTGTGTTCTCCGTTAATTAAGCGTAGCCGCATTGTTCGGCGTCATATTGTTCTAAAGCGCTTTTCTTAGTCCGAAAATGTCCAAAGTAAACGTAAGCGCGAGAGTCGGATTTTTTAGCCCAACAGTTGTACCCGTAAGCCGTTTTTTCCCATCTAAATTTGATCATGCTGTTACTCCTTTGCTTGTCAGTTGTTTAATAGCCAGATCACGCATCGACCAACAATCACGATTTGCCCAATATTGCAGATCATCGTCATCCTCAACAATGCGCGCTACTTCGCGCAAAATATCTAAGTTGTACCAGTTGTCTTCAAGTCTTGGAAACTGGTAAAAAATCCATTTATCAAAGAAAGCCATGTATTCGTTATGGGTCATTGTGGGCATTGTGGATACTCCATTAAGTTGTTGAGGATTCCATTGTTACATATTCTTTTACACTACTGTCAACACCCACAAAAATACCCGACAAAACTATGTGGTTATTCGCCAGGCGACGCGACATTGACTTTTGTGGATTGTTTGGATAGCGCGTGGACTATATAAATAGCGAGCGTGACCCACGCTGCAAACCACGCCGAACATAGGGGCAAGTAGCTTTGTGGATATTGTGGACTATTGATGTTTATCTGAGAAAAAAACAACTGCTTAAAAAATAGGCAAAAGGGGTAGAGCAATTTGAAACGCACGCCCAAACTGTCCACAGTGTCCACACTTTGCCCCGACGCATTTTGCCCACGCAAACAGGTGCGGACATTGTGGACAATGACCTAATGACCTAATGCCTTGCGTTATTGACTGTCCACAATGTCCACATGGTTTTTGCATGGGCTTGTGGCTTTGTGTGGACAGTCTGCATAGTCCACAGCATTTTGCTCGAGGGGGAGGGGGTAGGGCCGACAGCGAAGGGCCAGCTGTAACGGAGCGTTTGCAGACAATTTTTATTTTTTAATTTATACTGGCGGCACGCATTCACGCGGCCATACAACTATGAGTTTCCATTCACTGCCACTTATCATCAACGAGATACGCGCCACTGAGGCGGTGCTTAACCGCATCTATGACGCCGCCAAACTCGGATTGAAGGGCGACAACTTAGCCTTTGCGGCAGGGATGTTGCCTAAAGCCTATCGTCAGTTGTGCGAGATGGACCCTGTGGCCGAGTTGGCCGAACATAAAGGCCGCGCTGATGGAGAGATGCGCGCATCTAAGCAATTGCACAAGGCATCTGACCAGGGCGACGCTAAAGCTACTCTGGCCATTCTGCAAAACGTCCACGGCTGGGTGGCCAAGCAGTCCCTCACGGTTGACGTCAATCAGCAGATCAGCATCCTTGGCGCACTGGCCGAAGCCGAACGACGCGCGCAAGACGTCGTAGACGTCATAGCGCACGAACCATCACTCACACTACAAGTCCAAAATGCAAAGCACCAAGTACAGCGCTGAAGACGAACAAGAACTGATGGCGCGGTTATGGGCACCGCAGTACAAGGACAACCCACTGGCGTTTGTAAAGTTCATATTTCCGTGGTCGGTTAAGGGCACACCGCTGGAGAACTTTGAAGGGCCGCGCAAATGGCAGCGCGAAGTGCTGCAAACCATCACAGACCACATCAAAGCCAACAAGGGTGAAGTTGACTTTGACACGCTACGCCAAGCTGTCTCAAGCGGACGGGGTATTGGCAAGTCGGCGCTGGTCTCATGGATCGTGATCTGGATGCTGTCCACCAGAATCGGCTCGACAACCATCGTGTCGGCTAACAGTGAATCTCAATTGCGCTCTATCACATGGGCCGAGATTACCAAGTGGCTGGCGATGTCGCTCAACTCGCATTGGTTTGAAGTCAGCGCGACCAGGTTGATGCCTGCTAAGTGGCTGACCGAACTGGTCGAGCGTGATCTGAAGAAAGGCACACGCTACTGGGGCGTTGAAGGGCGGCTGTGGTCGGCTGAGAATCCAGACGCCTACGCGGGGGTACACAACTTTGATGGGGTGTTGGTGGTGTTCGACGAAGCGTCAGGTATCGACGACTCGATCTGGGCGGTGACGGCTGGCTTCTTTACGGAGAACACACCCAACCGGTTCTGGCTGGCGTTCAGCAACCCACGGCGCAACACGGGGTACTTCTACGAAACATTCCACAGCAAACGGGAGTTCTGGAAAACAAAGGTGGTGGACGCCCGAACGGTGGAAGGGACGGACAAACAGGTCTATCAGCAAATCATCGACGAATATGGGCCGGACTCCGCGCAGTCGCACGTCGAGGTGTATGGTGAATTCCCTAACGCGGGGGATGATCAGTTCATCTCCAGCTTGGTGGTAGACGACGCGATGAAACGGGAGAAGTACAAAGACCCGTCAGCGCCCATAGTGATCGGGGTAGACCCCGCACGGTTTGGCGCGGACGCAACAGTGCTGGCGGTCAGGCAAGGGCGGGACATTGTGAAGATCATCCGGCACAGGGGCGACGACACCATGACGGTGGTTGGGCATGTGATCGAAGCGATTGAGGAATGGAAACCCGCGATGGTGTTCATTGACGAAGGTGGACTGGGCGCGGGGATCGTGGACCGGTTGAAGGAACAGCGGTTTAAGATCAAGGGTGTCAACTTCGGTTGGAAGTCTAGGAACCCTGCAATGTATGGCAACATGAGGGCGCAAATTTGGGGCGATATGCGTGAATGGCTTAAAAGCGCCAGCATTCCAAACGACAGGTTCTTGAAAACTGATTTGATTTCGCCTATGATGAAGCCGGACTCCAAAGGCTCGATATTCTTGGAGTCCAAAAAAGACATGAAAGCGCGCGGATTGGCGTCACCCGACGCTGCGGATGCGATAGCGCTGACGTTCTCGTACCCCGTGGCCAGCCGTGGGGAGTACAATTTAAAAACAGAGCGCCGCGTGTCTTCTGATCGCGGCATGGTTTCAACCAGTTGGATGGGAAGTTAAATGAAAAAGTCTGTTTCATTATCTGTCGGGCGCGGTGAGAAGTTGCCGGTGTCTAAGGGCGCGGGTTTGACGGCCAAAGGGCGCGAGAAGTACAACGCGGCCACGGGTTCAAACTTGAAAGCGCCAGCGCCTAATCCAAAGACCAAGGCAGATCAAGGCCGCAAGGATTCATTTTGTGCAAGAATGGGTGCGGTAGCCGCCAACGCCAAAGATGGCGAACGCGCTAAAGCTGCCCTTAAACGATGGAAGTGCTGATCATGGCGACTAAACAGGGGCTTTATGCCAATATTCATGCTAAACAACAACGAATTGCTGCTGGGTCTAAAGAGAAGATGCGAAGCCCTGGTGATAAGGGTGCGCCAACTGCCAAAGACTTTAAAGACTCTGCTAAAACGGCTAAGAAAGGAAAGTGATGCCCCTCGTTAAATCTAAATCACCCGAGGCGTTTCGCAAGAACGTAGCTGCTGAAGTAAAAGCTGGCAAGCCGGTGGCTCAAAGTGTCGCAATTGCATACGCAGTCAAACGTGCGGCGGCAAAGGCTCCTGTTGCAAAGCGTTCCAAATAGGCCGCATGCGCTCTTCAACTTCAACCTTTTGGTGCGCTGCATTTGACAGCACGGTTAAATTTTCTAACCGGTTGTCATGTGAATCACCGTTGATGTGGTGAACATGCTCCCACGAAGCCAGCTTTCTACTCAAGTGCTGTTCCATCAAATACCGATGGACACGCACTTGTTTTCCATCTACAGTCATAGTTTTGTAAGTGTGAGCTGCTTTACCAGTGGATTGAAAGCGAAGATGTGCAAATTGTTCCAAATGTTCTTTTGCCAAACAAGAACGAGAACAATATTTGGCTTTTTCTTTTCTGTATGTAGGCACTCTGAAAAGCACCCCGCATACAGCGCAGGTCAAAATAGCGCCAGTTCGGTCACGTTTTTTCATGCAATAGCTCCTTGTGTTGCTATTGCTTAGTATAACAGATAAAATTAAAAAATGATTCCTAAAGCCCTGCAAAACTGCCTGATCATGGAGCGTGATGTTGAGAGGCACGACACCCTCATACTTTTGTCTAGCGAGAAACTTGGCACTGGTGTGGTACTATCGGCAGGCCCAGATTGCAAAGACGTTAATGTTGGTGATCGTGTATATTTTGATGTCGGGCAAGAATTTACGCATGGTGGCAAAGAGTACGTGCTGATGCGCGAACCTCACGTTTTAGGGGTCTTTAATGGCTGATCCAACCGGAATAGTTGCTGCGGCTAATGTTGCTGCTGGCGGCAAACCACTGAAGTCTGACGCAGACATCCTGACCGTTGCGCGTGCAAGGTTGGACATGGCTGTCTCTGCGCTATCCGAATCCCGTGAAGACGAAACCGATGACCTGAAGTTTTACGCAGGCTCACCGGACAACCATTGGCAGTGGCCTGCCGATGTACTGGCCACCCGTGGCGCGGTTCAAGGTCAAACCATTAACGCCCGTCCTTGCCTAACCATCAACAAGCTGCCCCAGCATGTGCGGCAGGTCACCAACGACCAACGGCAAAACCGCCCTGGCGCTAAAGTCATTCCCGTGGATGACAACGCCGACATCGAGGTGGCCGACATTTTTAACGGCATGATTCGGCACATTGAGTACATCAGTGATGCGGATGTGGCCTACGACACAGCGTGCGAGAATCAAGTGTCCTACGGCGAAGGGTATATTCGCCTGCTGACTGAGTATTGCGAAGACAACAGCTTTGACCAAGACATCAAGATTGGCCGTGTACGCAACAGTTTCAGTGTCTACATGGACCCTACGATCCAAGACCCAACGGGTGCGGATGCCAAATGGTGTTTCATCACTGAAGACCTGCAAAAAGAAGAATTTGAGCGCATGTACCCCGATGCTGCGCCGATCACCACGCTCCAGTCGCTGGGTGTGGGCGATCAGTCGATCAGCAACTGGCTTAATGAGGACACGATCCGCATTGCCGATTACTATTACATTGACTACGACCGCACAACACTGAACTTGTACCCTGGCAACGCTACGGCGTTTGAGGGCACACCAGAAGACAAGCAATTAAAAGCGTTTTACGGCAAACCCATCAAATCCCGCGAGTCTGACCGCCCAAAAGTGCGGTATTGCAAGATCAACGGGTACGAAATCCTTGAGCAACGCGAGTGGGCTGGCAAATATATCCCCGTTATTCGCATTGTTGGCAATGAATTTGAGGTGGATGGCCGTTTGTATGTGTCTGGTTTGGTCCGAAACGCCAAAGACGCCCAGCGCATGTACAATTATTGGGTATCCCAAGAAGCTGAGATGCTGGCCTTGGCGCCTAAAGCCCCATTTATTGGTTATGGCGGCCAGTTTGAAGGCTACGAAGACAAGTGGAAGACCGCTAACACCAACAATTGGCCCTATTTGGAGGTCAATCCAGACGTTACAGACGGCCAAGGCAGTGTCTTGCCACTACCCCAGCGTGCCCAGCCTCCAATGGCCTCTAGCGGCCTATTGCAAGCCAAATCGGGCGCTGCTGAAGACATTAAGTCCACCACTGGCCAATATAACGCCAGTTTGGGCATGGGTTCCAACGAACGGTCAGGCAAAGCCATCCTTGCGCGTCAGCGTGAGGGCGATGTAGGTACTTACCACTATGGCGATAACTTAGCCCGTGGCGTGCGTCATGTGGCTCGTCAACTGGTGGACCTGATCCCCAAGATTTACGACACCCAGCGCATCGCCCGAATTATTGGTGAAGACGGCGACACCAAGATGGTCAAGATTAATCCCGAGCAGCCCGAGCCGGTCAACAAGATTGTGGACCAAAACGGCGTGGTGCTTGAGAAAATCTACAATCCTGGCGTTGGCAAGTACGATGTCGTTGCGACCACCGGCCCAGGCTACGCGACCAAACGTCAAGAGGCTCTTGAAGCAATGGCACAACTGTTGCAAGGCAATCCTCAATTGTGGGCTGTGGCCGGTGACCTGTTTGTCAAGAACATGGATTGGCCAGGCGCTCAAGAAATGAGCAAACGCTTTGCCAAAACCATTGATCCTAAGTTGATGAACGACAGCGATGAAAATCCAGCGTTGCAGGCCGCTCAGCAACAGATGCAGGCGATGGGTCAAGAGATGGAGCAGATGCACCAGATGCTTCAGCATGTCAACCAGTCGGTTGAAGTGCAAGACACAAAACGCAAAGACTTCGAAGCGCAGGTCAAAGCATACGAAGCCGAAACAAAACGTATTTCTGCTGTGCAGGCTTCTATGTCGCCAGAGCAAATTCAGGACATCGTAATGGGCACGGTTCACGGTATGATCACCTCTGGTGATCTGGTGGGCGAAATGCCTGGTCGTGATGTCGATGTTGGGGCTGAAATGCCGCAAGAAGGTATGGAACAACAACCACAGCAAATGGGAATGCCACAATGAAAGCATGTGATTTTTTAGGTTTGCTGTTTCTTGCAAGAGATGTGGCGCACAGTGTTCACTTGAACACCCGCAGCTTTTCTAAGCACACGGCACTCAACATTTTTTACGACCGCATTATTGATGCGGCTGATGATTTTGCTGAAAGCTATCAAGGCCGTCACGGTTTGATTGGCCCCATCACATTGCACTCGGCCAAGAAAACATCTAACATCATTGAATTCTTGGAAGACTCGCTCAAGCAGATCGAAGACGCCAGATATGAAGTGGTTGACAAGACCGACATGTCGCTGCAACAACTGATCGACAACATCATTGAAATTTATCTGCGTACTTTGTACAAACTTCGCTTTCTCGCATAAGGACCATCATGGCTAATTACACCCAAACTGACGCAACGGCAAACATCAAAGCATCTGCTGGCAAATTGATTGGTATCATGGTCACTGCGGCCAGCGGTACACCGACCATCACGGTTTATGATTCGGCTGCGGCAACCACAACCACACCAATTATGAAGGTGTTTACGCCAACAGCGGCGACTGCTTACAATTTTGGTGTTAATGGTATTTATGCCAACAAGGGCATTTACATTGTCATCAGTGGCACTGTTTCCGCAACCGTCTACTACGATTAAATCATGTCCAACGTCAAAATTTCCCAACTCCCTGCGGCCACCACCCCGCTGGCAGGCACGGAGGTTTTGCCTCTGGTCCAAGGCACAACAACCGCAAAGGTTACGGTTGCTCAACTGCGTGCAACTTCTGTCACGGCGGTTACCGGCACTGCGCCCGTAGTTTCTTCGGGTGGCCTAACCCCTGCCATTAGTATGGCTGCGGCTAACACTTCCACAAACGGTTATCTGACCTCAACCGACTGGAATACGTTTAACGGTAAGCAAGCTGCTGGTGCAGTTACATCGGTAACCGGCACTTCACCTGTAGTTTCTTCTGGCGGTGCTACGCCTGCTATTAGCATCCCTGCGGCCAGCACTTCGGCCAGTGGTTATTTGACTTCCACTGACTGGAATACATTTAACGGCAAATATTCAACCGGCGGTGCTTTGGGCACCCCATCCTCGGGCACAGCCACCAACCTGACCGGTTTGCCTTTGACCACTGGCGTAACAGGTGTTTTGCCTGTAGCAAACGGCGGTAACGGTACAGCTACGCCTGCTTTGGTAGCCGGTACAAACGTTACAATTTCAGGCACTTGGCCCAATCAAACCATCAATTCATCTGGTGGCAGTGGCGGCGTAACTTCGTTCAGCGCAGGCACAACTGGTTTGACACCAGCTACAGCCACCACGGGCGCTGTAACTTTGGCAGGTACGTTAGCAGTAGCCAATGGCGGCACAGGAACAACTACCCCCGCATTGGTGGCAGGCACAAACGTAACGATCTCGGGCACTTGGCCAAATCAAACAATCAACTCATCTGGCGGTGGCGGTAGCATGGTCTACCCTGGCGCGGGTATCCCGTTGTCTACCGGAACAGCTTGGGGCACTTCTTACAGCACCACGGGCACTGGTGATGTGGTGTTGTCCACTTCACCTACACTGGTGACACCGTTGCTGGGCACACCCACATCGGGCAACTTTAGCACCGGCACATTTACTTGGCCTACGTTTAACCAGAACACCACAGGCACTGCGGCCAACGTGACTGGTACGGTGGCGATTGCCAACGGCGGCACAGGTCAAACGACTGCGGCTGCGGCAATTACAGCTTTAACTGGCACACAGACTAGTGCGTACTATCTGCGTTCCAACGGCACAAACGCTACATTGTCGGCCCTTGCTGCGGCTGATTTGACAGGTACTGTGGCAATCGCCAGCGGTGGCTCTGGTCAAACCACAGCCCAAGCAGCAATGAATGCTTTTGCGGGTGCTGTGACTTCTGGCTCTTACCTTCGCGGTAACGGTACAAACGTGGTGATGGCAACGATCCAATCGGGTGATGTGCCAACACTGAACCAAAACACCACGGGAACTGCGGCAAACGTGACCGGCGTTGTTGCGGCGGTTAACGGTGGTACAGGTCAGTCATCCTATGCAGTAGGCGACATTGTTTACGCTTCTACAACTACAGCATTGTCCAAACTTGCTGATGTAGCCACTGGCAATGCTTTGATTTCCGGCGGCGTTGGAGTTGCTCCAAGCTATGGCAAGATTGGTTTAACTACACATGTAAGCGGCACATTGCCTACCGCTAACGGTGGTACAAACCTGACATCTTTCACCGCTAACGGTGTTGTTTACGCAAGCTCCACAAGTGCATTGGCTACTGGTTCTGCTCTGACGTTTACGGGTACAAATTTGGGTATCGGAACAAGTTCACCTTCTGTGCAACTTGATATTGCTGCTAGTAGCGGTAACGTAGAAATTAAGTCCACTACATCAGCTAATGCGTACAGTTATTTGACACTAGGCGCTTGGGCGTTAAGCCGCGCCCAAATTCGTGCTGAAGCAGCAAATCCTGGGGCAGCAAGTGGCGCTGGTTCTGGAGTCATGTCTTTCTGGACTGCCCAAAACCCGACCCTAACGGAGGCTATGCGTATTGATGCTACTGGGAATTTGCTGGTGGGGGCTACTGCAACTTCTGCGAGTGCAAAATTGTACGTTAAAGGATCTGGATCAACAAGTGCTGCTGCTAGATTTTATAACCCTGACCTCACCGATAGCAACTTTACGCTTTACGTTGACAAGCCATCTACAACAACAACAACTAGTCAGGTGTTTATTGGCTTTACTGTTAATGCTCAAGGAACTGGATCAGGACAAATCAATGCTAACGGTGCTTCACAAGCGGCTTTTGGTTCTTTTTCTGATGCACGTTTAAAAGAAAACATCGTTGACCTAACTCCGCAATTAAGCAACTTAATGGCTTTGCGACCTGTGGAGTTTGATTACAAAGATGGCTCTGGTCATCAAACGGGTTTTGTCGCTCAAGAGATGCAACAGGTTTACTCTGATGCCGTTGGTGAGCAAAACGGCTTCTTGACTGTCTCCGGTTACGGCAAAACAGAGGCCCGACTTATCAAAGCCATTCAAGAACAGCAAGCCCTTATTGAATCACTTACTACCCGCCTCATGGCACTGGAGCAAAAATGACTACTATCACTTGGATCATTGAATGGATGAGTGAATCCACTATTGAAATCAATGGGCATAGTGAAGTTGTTTTGACTGCTGGCTGGCGGTGCAATGGAACTGATGGAATATATAGCGGATCGGTTTACAGTTCTACAATATTTCCAGAACCTAAAACTGGCGGTTTTTTTACGCCTTATGCTGACCTAACACAAGACCAAGTTCTTGGTTGGTGTTGGTCTAATGGTGTAGATAAAGATGCCATTGAAACAACGGTTAATAACCAAATTCAAAACCAAATTAACCCACCCGTAATTTTACCATTGCCTTGGAGCGCGTAAATGAAAGAGATTACCCTGCCAATAGATTTGGCAAACACCTTGCTGCAATACTTGGGAACCAAGCCGTATCAGGAAGTTTTCCAAATAATTGGCGCTTTGCAAAAAGCAGCAATTGAAAAACCACCCAAAGAACCGGAACCAGAATGACTACCAAAACTTGGACCGTAGAACAAATGCAATGCTTTCCCCAGTATGAGGGAAAGGAAAATGTCGTTTATGTGGTGAACTGGTTGCTGACCGGCACACAAGGCGACTATACTGCACATATTTACAGTACAGCAAATCTTGAGTACGCTCCAGGTTCGCCGTACACTGAGTACGCATCCTTGACACCAGACCAAGTAATTGGTTGGGTCAAGAATTCGCTCGGTGAAGAAGAAGTGCGTAAATACGAAGCCAGACTTGATAAAGAACTGGCCAAGAAAGCCGCACCGCAATTGACCACAACTGGCCTGCCTTGGGTTAACCAAACGTATGTGCCAATAAAACTGTACTGATGCAGTCCATCAGGGAATCTTAGGATTCATAGAAATGACTGAAGAAGTCCAACAAGCCCTAGCGGAAGTAGACTCCGCGCCAACCACGGATGTGACGGCCACACCTGAAGTTGCTGAAAGTACGCCGGAAGTAACCGAAGCCAAATCATTCTCGCAAGAGGAACTTGATGCAGCTATCGGCAAACGCCTTGCAAGAGAGCAACGTAAGTGGGAAAGAGAACAAGCACAGCGACTGTCTGAACAACAGACGCTGAGAGCAGCCCCGACAGCCACCGCTGACCAGTTTGAGTCAACTGAAGCCTATGCAGATGCACTGGCACTCCAGAAGGCAGAAGAACTGATCGCCAAGCGTGAAGCCGCCAAGCAGCACTCGCAGGTTCTTGAGAGTTATCACGATCTTGAGGAAGAAGCGCGGAGCAAATACGATGACTTTGAACAAGTCGCGTACAACCCCAAGCTACCAATCACGAACGTGATGGCAGAAACGATCCAGTCTTCGGACATTGGACCTGAGTTAGCGTACTACCTCGGGTCAAATCCAAAAGAAGCAGATCGCATCTCACGCATGACGCCCTTGAGTCAGGCGAAGGAAATCGGACGGATCGAAGCCAAATTGGCCGCTGAACCTCCGATGAAGAAAACAACATCTGCGCCAGCGCCGATTTCGCCAGTTACCGCCCGATCTTCTGGATCACCGGCACATGACACTACGGACCCACGGTCTATTAAGACCATGACAGCCTCGCAGTGGATTGAAGCCGAAAGGTTGCGACAGCGGAAAAAGTGGGAAGCACAGAACCGCTAAAACTTTTTAAAGGACTTTTGAAATGTCTAACAGTATCTTAACCATTGACATGATCACACGGAAGGCTCTCGAAATCCTCGAGAACAATCTTGTGATCACCCGCAACGTGAACCGCCAGTATGACGATTCTTTCGCTGTTGAAGGCGCAAAAATCGGTTCCACACTGCGTATCCGTTTACCTGACCGCGCTCTGGTCACTGACGGTGCCGCCCTGCAAGTTCAGGACGATAACGAACAGTTCACCACTCTGACTGTCTCCACCCAAAAGCACATTGGTGTCAACTTCACATCTGCTGAATTGACCATGCAATTGGATGATTTCGCAGAACGTGTGTTGAAGCCTCGTATCAGCCAGTTGGCCTCCAGCATTGATGCTGACGTTGCTAACTGCTTCAAGACTATCGGCAACTCGGTTGGCACTCCTGGCTCTACACCTTCAACTTCTTTGGTGCTGTTGCAAGCCCAGCAGAAGCTGAACGAAAACGCCGCTGTGATGAACCCACGTTACGCCACCGTCAACCCTGCCGCTAACGCTGGTCTGGTTGAAGGCATGAAAGGTTTGTTTAACCCCACCGACACCATCAGCAAACAGTTTAAAAACGGCATGATGGGCACTGGCGTGTTGGGTTATGACGAGATCAATATGTCTCAGTCGATCAAACAGTTCACCACTGGTTCGCGTGATGCTACTGCATCTACCACAGTTGGCGCTACCGTGACTTCTGAAGGTGCTTCTACTGTAACCTTGTCTCAAGGTTCTGTGACTACCACCCTCAAGGCCGGTGATGTGTTTACCATTGCAGCTTGCTTTGCTGTGAACCCACAAACCCGTGAAACCACTGGTTCGTTGTTCCAGTTTGTGGCTTTGGCTGACGCAACCGCTGTGGCTGGCACTTGGACTGTAACTGTGGCTCCCATGTACTCCGCTGCTAACGCACTGGCTACCATGACCGCTTTGCCAGTATCTAGCGCTGTTGTGACCTTCTTGGGCACTGCATCTACTGCTTACGCACAGAACTTGGTTTACCACAAGGACGCTATCACGTTCGCTACTGCTGACCTCTTGCTCCCACAAGGTGTTGACATGGCTGCCCGTGCAGTTCATAACGGTATCAGCTTGCGTGTTGTTCGTCAGTACGACATCAACAACGACCGCCTGCCTTGCCGTATTGACGTTCTGTATGGCTTTAACACCATTCGTCCACAGATGGCTTGCCGTCTTTGGGGTTAATCAATTCTTTTTTAAAGGAAAAATATCATGGCTTTACCTAATTCTGGCGGTGGGTATCAGTTTACTGATGGCAACACCAATGAAATCATTATGGGCGTTCAAGCAGCGCCCAATACGGCAACTGCTACGGCCACTTTGACCGTTGCACAAACCACTGGTGGCATCTTGGTGGGCAATCCGTCTACCACAGCGGCAACTTACACATTGCCAACTGCTACTGCAATTGACGCTGTGTTTACCAACGCAAAAATCAACAGCACGTTTGAACTGACAGTTATCAACTTGGGCACTTCAACTGGCCTGATTACGATGGCTGTGGGAACTGGCATTACTGCGGTTGGTAACTTGGTTGTTGCTATTACTGGCAGTGCAGCCGGTGTTGGTGGCGCGGGACAATTCTTGTTCCGCAAAACCGGCGATGCTGCTTACACTGTGTACCGGATAGCCTAAACTTGGATGGGGCTTCGGCCCCATTCTTTAAGGAACAATCATGGCAAATTCACAAGCTGTCGGTGTTGCTTATAGCGATCCCGAATTTACTACCTGCTACGCCAGCCAAGAAATCGGCTACAGTGCAGCAGCCCAAGGTGCGGTAACGCAAGCCACCAGCAAATCCACAGGGGTGACGCTGAATACCAGTGCTGGCCGCATCACAATGAACAACGCAGCGTTGGCCGGAGCCACTGCCGTGTCGTTTGTTTTGACCAATAGCTCGATCTCCATCAATGACACAATTATTGTGTGCGTTTCCAGTAACACTACTGGTAGCGCTGCTGGGGCTTACACCACTTACGTTTCGTATTTGGCTGCTGGTTCTGCATTGATTACGTTGCGAAACTTGACTGCTGCAACTTCGTACTCCGAAGCTGTCATCATTAACTTTTCCATCATCCACGGCGCAAGCTAAATTAAATGGGGGCTAATTACCCCCATTTTTTAAATCATGGTTATTTATCTTTCTCATCCTGTCCACGGTCGCAAAGTAGCCACAATGGACCTTGAAGCCGATTTTGATGAAACAAATGGTTGGATGCGCTACAATCCAGACACGCCTTCAGACTCTGAAGAAGCGGCCAACACGTTAGTTGTGAAGCGCAAATACACCCGCAAAGGTGAAACCGAAGGAGTCTGAGCATGGCCACGTATACCGCTGGGGATCAAATTAACCGCGCTTTGCGCTTAATCGGTATGCTGGCCGAAGGTGAAACGCCTTCCTCCGAAACATCCAACGATTGCCTTGTTGCGCTAAATCAGATGATAGATTCGTGGAATACAGAACGTCTGTCTGTTTTTTCTACGCAAGATCAAGTCTTTACATGGCCTGCTGGTTTTATTAACCGCACCCTTGGCCCAACAGGCGATTTTGTAGGCAACCGGCCTATTTTGCTGGATGATGCAACCTACTACCGTGACGCAAGCACAAACGTTTCTTACGGCATAAAAATGATTAACCAGCAGCAATACGATGGTATTGCTGTGAAAACAGTAACGTCTACTTACCCGCAAGTGTTGTTTATCAACATGACATATCCAGACGTTGATATGTACATCTACCCCAAGCCCACGCGGGATTTGGAGTGGCATTTTGTCAGTGTTGAAGAATTAACTCAGCCTGCTACGTTGAACACGGTACTAGCGTTCCCGCCAGGCTACCTGCGTGCGTTTACGTATTCGTTGGCAATGGAGATTGCGCCTGAGTTTGGTGTCGAGCCAAGCCCCCAAGTGCAACGCATCGCCATGACCAGCAAGCGCAACTTGAAGCGCATCAACAACCCTGACGATGTGATGTCGATGCCTTACGCCATCGTGGCCACTCGCCAGCGTTTCAATATTTACGCTGGCAACTACTGATGTTGATTGCGCTTGATTACGACAAAACTTACACCGCCGATCCGGCGTTGTGGGATGATTTTGTTCAATTAGCGCAAAATCGTGGGCACACAGTAAAAATTGTCACGATGCGTACACCAGTTGAAACAATTGTCAATGCCCCAATTGAAGTTGTTTACACTAGCCGAAAAGCAAAGTCGGCTGTAATCAACGCCGACATTTGGATTGATGACAGCCCACAATGGGTCTATCAGGATTCTTTATGAAAACGCAGATTCTTGGCTCTAGCTACGTTGCACGCAGCACCAATGCTGCGGATAACCGCATGGTCAATCTGTTTCCTGAGATCATTCCCGAGGGTGGCAAGGAAGCGGGTTTCTTAAACCGTGCCCCTGGCTTGCGGCTGGTGACCTCCGTAGGCGTTGGTCCTATTCGGGGCATGTTGCAGTCGGGTCAATGGTTGTACGTAGTATCCAACAACCAACTGTACAAAGTCGATCAAAGCTACAACGCAACACTGCTTGGCACTGTGGGCAACACCGGCCCCGTGTCAATGGCGTTTAACGGCACTCAATTGTTTATTGCGGCCAACGGTCCAAGTTATGTCTACAACTCAGTGACCAATGCCTTTGTCCAGAACAACACGTTCCCGCCAGCGCAGACCGTCACGTTTGTGGATGGATATTTCATTTTCAACGAAATCAACAGTCAAAAGTTTTGGGTGACTGATTCGTATGATGGCACCGTGCTAGATGGAGCCAGTGTGGCCAGCGCCGAAGGATCGCCCGATGGTCTGGTGGCCGTAATTGCTGACCACAATGAACTATGGCTATTTGGTGGTAACTCAGTTGAGGTTTGGTATGACGCCGGTCTACCGCCCCCAGGCGTGCCATTCCAGCGCATCCAAGGGGCTTTTAACGAACTAGGATGTGCGGCGGCGTTCTCAATAGCCAAACTAGACAACAGCTTGTTCTGGCTGGGCGCTGACGCCCGTGGCCAAGGCATTGTTTACCGCGCCAATGGCTACACCGGCACCCGTGTATCTACGCACGCCGTAGAGTACGCCATTGCCCAATACGGCAACATCACAGACGCCATTGCTTATTCATATCAGCAAGAAGGTCACACCTTCTATGTGCTGACTTTCCCCTCGGCCAACGCCACATGGGTCTACGATGCCTCAACCCAAGCATGGCACGAGCGTGCAAGCTGGGAGAACGACAACGCTATCCGTCACCGGTCTAACTGCCGCGCTGTGTTTAACAGCGAAGTGCTGGTAGGTGATTTTGCAGATGGCAAAATTTATGCGTTTGACTTGGATGTGTACTCGGACAATGACCACATCCAAAAGTGGATTCGCTCTTGGCGTGCGCTAGCCTCCGGCACAAACACGCTTAAACGCACTGCACAGCATTCATTGCAACTTGACTGTGAGGTCGGGTTTACCCTGCCTCCGGTCACAGAAGAACAATTTATTGTCACTGAAGACAGCGATGACATCATCACTGAGTCTTACGACTTTTTGATCACAGGTGTCCAAACAAGCGTTAATGGCACGCCCTTGGTACTGCTGCGCTGGTCAGACGATGGTGGCCATACATGGGGCAACTACCATTCTAAATCTATGGGCGCAATAGGTCAGACTGGCCAACGGGTAATCTGGCGGCGTCTAGGAATGACTATGAAGTTGCGCGACCGCGTGTACGAGGTTTCAGGCACCGATCCGGTCAAGATTGCTATCATGGGCGCTGAACTGTTTGTGACGCCTACCAATGCTTAACGCAGATACCAATATCCCGTCAAACCGAGTACCGTTCTTTGATCAGGTAACGGGTTTGATTTCGCGGGAGTGGTATCGGTATTTCTTGGCCCTGCTTAACGCAAATGTTGATTACACGCCACAAAGTGACCCAGCCAATGTACCGTTGACTGCATCGCCGTTGGTTATTGGCAACGACACCCAAAGGCCGTTAGACGTTATGATCAGCGGTGGCGGTGTAATCAAGGTTGAATTCCAACGCGGGACTGGTACGAAATACAATACGGGTTCATACTATGGCATGTTTGGCTTGTCGCCCACTGACGCGCTGACTATCACGTACTCAGGTACGCCGATTGTTACGCTTATTCCAAGGTAAAATTATGCGAGTGACTTACGGCAAAGGATTTGAAGTTGCGCCAGCAGTTTCTATGATTGATAAGGTAAAAGCCTTGCAAGTTGAAGTGTCAAAGCTGCCGCAATACGAACCTAAAACTAAACATTATTTTCATGGCGGCATGTACTGCCGCGAAGTGTTTCGTCATGCTGGCGTGTTGGTGGTAGGAAAAGTTCATAAAAAAGAACATTTTTATTTGATTGTGTCGGGCACCGTGTCCATTACCACTGACGATGGCGCAATTGAAGTATCAGGGCCGTATTTATTTGAAAGTAAACCAGGAACGAAACGCGCTGTGTATGCCCATATGGATACTATTTGCATGACATTCCATCGCACCGATTCGCAAACTGTGGAGGACGCTGAAACCGAACTGGTTGAGGAAGAACCCAACAGCATGTATAGTCTCGGTAATATTGTTAAAGACCAAACTTTGGAGGTGCTGCCATGACATTCTGGGTAGCAGGCGCTACAGTCGCCAGTTCACTTATCGGCGCAAACGCATCTAGAAGCGCTGCGTCTGCACAATCGGCTGCGGCTGACCGTGCGGCTGCGCTTCAAAAGGAAATGTTTGACAGGCAAATGGAAGGCCAAGAACCATTTCGTCAAGCTGGACTAACAGGTCAAAACCGTTTATTGGAATTGCTAGGTCTCGGCGGTAATCCTAATGCGCCAGGTTACGGCAAATACAGCAGAGATTTTAGTATGTCTGATTTTCAGGAAGACCCTGGTTACCAGTTTCGATTAAGCCAAGGTACAAAAGCGTTGGAGCGCAGCGCTGCGGCTCGGGGTGGGCTAATCAGTGGGAACACGGGCGGCGCATTGCAAAACTATGGCCAAGGTTTGGCCTCGCAAGAATACGGTAATGCGTTTAACCGCTATCAGACAAACCGCGCAAATCAACTTCAACCGTTAGGCAGTTTGCTAGCGTCTGGTCAATCTGCGGCGGCTAACCAAGGATCGGCGGCAGGGCAATATGGCGTTAACGCTGGAAATGCGTACATGGCAGCAGGCAACGCAATTGGCGCTGGTCAATTAGGCTCAGCAAACAGTTTGGCAGGTGGTATTCAAACTGGTGTAAGTTCGTATCAAAATCAAACAAACTTTAATGATTGGTTGCGCCGAAATACGCCACAGCCAAATTGGGGTGGAACATCACTTTCTAATTTCTATACCGGCACTGGCACAAGTGGGGACTAATCATGGCTAATCTAAACGCACTTATTGCACAAGGCTATCAGTTTCAACCGCCTGTAAATCCGTTTGTTCAATACGGACAAATGCAACAGTTGGAGCAAGGCCAACAAACTAATGAACTTAACCGCATGAAAATGCAAGAGTTTCAGCGTGGCATGGAAGAAACCAATGCTTTGCGCCGTCTTGATCCAGCATCTCCAACATATTTGCAAGACGTAACTAGAATTAGCCCTGAAAAAGGTTTTGCTTTTGCTAAATCTCAACAAGAAGCTAAAACTGCGCGTACTGAAGGGCAAACTAAAGAAGTTAAGTTGTTAACGGATAAGTTGTCGTTGCTTCCTCAAGCCTATCAAATGGCCGATACTCCTGAAGCATATTTAGCTTTGCATCAATCTGTACACGCTGATCCAGTGCTTGGGCCTTGGCTTAAAAGCACGGGCGCAACACCAGAAAAAGGGCTTGCAACTTTGGAAAACGCTGTTCAAACAGGTAAGTTTGATGATTTGCGTTTGAAATCAATGCAAAGCGTTAGCCAGTTGCTTGACAGCATGAAACCGTTAACAGTAGCGGCTAGTAGTTCTGTGTACAACCCAAGAGAAGGAACTTTTATTCAAGCACCGGCTACGCCTGACAAACCCAAAGTAACTGATCTTATGGCTAATTATCAAGCAGCCAAAGACCAAGGCTTTACTGGGTCTATATTTGATTACGAACGAAAACTTAAAGAAGCAGGCCGCACACCAGCCCAAGCGCCTGCACCGACCATTACACAAATTGTTGATCCGACAAACCCCAATCAAATGATTACAGTCGATGCACGACGTTATCAAGGCGGCGGCGTAGGATCGGCAGGCGTTCTTGGTGTAGGCGGTAAAGAGCCTGGCGCAGCGCTTCGTATGAATAAAGTTGAAGAAGGCAAAACACAGCTTGCAAATGATTTAGAAAATCTGCGATCTTCGTTTACAGAACTTGACCGACTTCGCGCTATCCCTAGCACTGAACGTAATGTTGCTTCCAATTTGATGGCAGCCGCACAAGCGACAGGTGTTGGTCAGGCTTTGGGGCGTGCTGGCGGCACAAAAGAACAAGTTGAACGTGATGTTATTAACAGCGCTCGTCAACGATTGGTAGCTTCAATTAAAAACGCTACCGGAATGTCGGCAAAGTCTTTGGATTCCAATATGGAATTGCAAACCATGTTGCGGTCTATTTCAGACCCTGGCCAATCGGTTGAAGCTGCGTTGCGTATCATTGGTGATATTGAGGACGCATACGTCAAAGGCAGTGGGCAATTGCCAAAAAGTGGCCGCGTTGCGCCTGCGGCACAAGGAACGGGTGGATTTAAATATCTCGGTAAAGAGGGCGGATAATGGCTACCAAATACCGTGTCCAAGGCCCAGACGGCGCTGTTCATGTTTTTGAAGGGCCGGATAATGCAACGCCTGTTCAAATAGAAACGTTTGCAGCGCAAACTTTTGGCGCAGCACCAACCGGCACAGGTATGCCTGGCCCTCGCACGCCAGCCAAACCTAAATTGACTGGCGTTAGCGGCGTCATGGAAGACATAGGCGCGCCAATACAAGCTGCTGCGGAAGGCATTATTAAAGGTGGCGGTAACGTCATGTTTGGTGGCCAACGATTACTTGGTATGGGCTTAGAAAAGTTAGGCGCTACAGACACAGGGCGTGCTTTAATTGAAGACGCGTTGCGCCGCCAAGCGGAATCACAAGGCCGCGTTGCGCCGTTTAAACAAGAATACCCTACGGCTACCGGCGCTGGTGAACTTGGCGCAGAGGCCGTATTGACTGCGCCCTTGGGCGGTATGTTAGCTAAACCAGTTGCAATGCTTGGGCCAAAATTGGCCCCTGTTGCTAACGCTCTCAGATCGTCAGGGTTTAGCACCGGCATAGTAACCAAAGGAGCGCCCTTAACAACCCGTGCGGCTGATATTGGCGCTCGGGTAGTTGGTGGAGGTACAGTTGGCGGCGCTACCGCAGCGTTAACTAACCCAGATGAAATTAGCACCGGCGTTGAAATAGGCGCAGCGTTAAGCATGGCCCCGCCAGTTGTCAAAGGGTTGGCTAAAAGTGCAGGGTTTTTAACTGATGCTTTTAGCGGAAAACTGGCGCAAGTTGGCGCGGGTAAGATTAGCCGCGAAGTCGCAGGCGAACGTATTGGTGCCATTCGTGCCGCGCTTGCTGCTGCGCCAAGCGATGTAACTGCCGCGCAAGCCGCATCTGGTGTTCAAAAAGATGCTTGGCAAGCATTAGGCGCAATGACTAGCAAAACAGACGAAATGTCTACTTTGCTGAAAAAACAATTTGATGATGAATTAACAGTTTTGCAACGTGCGGCTGAAGGTGGTAATGCCACCGAAGCCCGTGCGGCATACGAACAATCAATTAAACGGTTGAATCAGTTAACCGCTGACATGCGTGATGTTGAATTGCAAGCCGCCAATCAAGCTGGGCAAACAATTAATCGTTTGGGTCCACAAGTAGGCCAACGTCAAGCCTCAATGGTCAATGCTTTGCGTGAAGGAATGCCTGCAAATTTACCATCCGGTGCCGCTGGCACGCCAGTGCCTGGGGTATCTGGTGTTCATGCAGGTACAGAAGCATTGCAACGCGCAAATGTTGCTGATGATGCTGCTAGACGGTTAATGGTTCAACGATCTCAAGGCGCTCGCGGCGTAATGTCAGAAGCACCATTTTCAGGTGCAAATGACAGGCGCATTGAAAGTGCTAATCGGTTTGTATCAGAACAATGGCAAGCGGCTTCTGATGAATTTGCCAATATTGCCAAACAACGCCGCGCCGAAGCTGGGTTTATTGAACGTCAAATTGGCAGCTTAGAAGCGCATGGCTTACGTCCTTTGGATGCAGGCTCAATTACTGGCGCTATTGACGCCAAATTAGCACAGCCAGGTTTGCGTGCCAGTTCAAACGTTACAAAAGTGCTACAGACCATTAAAGATGATATTGCCAACTTGACTGAAAAAGGCGGCGGTGTTATTGACGCGCACGATTTGTACACCCTTCGCAAAGAGGGCATCAATGAACGCATCATGCAAATTTTGGGGCAAACAGACCCCAAGATAAGCGCCAAGGTAACGCGCAGCGTACTTCAAGAAGTTCGACCGCTTATCGATGACGCAATTGAAAAAGCAGGCGGTACAGGCTGGCGCAACTACTTAAAAACATATTCGCAAGGTATGCAAGCCATTGACCAAAAAGCAATGTCTGCTGAAGCTGCTCGGTTGTTTAAAGACGCGCCGCAAGACTATGTACGTTTGGTTCGGGGCAATAATCCTGATGCGGTAGAGGCTATTTTTGGGCCTGGCAGTTACGACATATTTAAAGAGATGGGTAGCAAAATGCCGACAATGGAAAAATTGGCTGCCAACATTGAGCGCAACGCGGCGATGAAAGAAGCAGCAACCGCAGGCACAGAAAAACTTGGTGAAATTGTTAAAGATAAATCAATTTCGGCACGTTTTCCTAGTCTTTTAAGCCGCACCACTACAGCCGCCAATTTAACGCTAGACATATTAGAAAAACGATTAGACAAAAAAGTTTTTGCTGAACTGCAAAAAGGTATGATGTCGGGCAAAAGCGCATTAGAAATGTTAAACACGCTGCCTACAGTAGAACGCAATAAAGCGCTTCGGGCTTTGACTAACCCGTCTTCGTGGGGTAAAGGCGGCGCTGTCGCAGCCCGTGCGGCGACTACGCAAGAACAACCAAATCAGTTAGCCCCTGAACAACAAAACCGCAACGCTCTTGCTAGATAACTAGGAACACAATTATGCCTACTACGCTTACCCCCAGCCCAATAATGCAGTTCTTCGATGCCAACGGTAACCCGTTGGTGGGCGGGAAACTGTACACCTACGCTGCTGGCACAACAACACCACAGGCCACGTACACCGACTACAACGGCGCTACGGCCAATACCAACCCTGTAATTTTCAACAGTCGCGGTGAGGCTGCTGTCTGGTGCGGCGCGAGTCGCTACTACATGGAACTTAAA